CTCCCATGTGCCACGACCATCTAAGTAAGCCATCAAGTCTACAGCGTTTCCCTCCAAATGCTTTGACTTCATAGTTTGAGACGCACCTTTTGCAACAAGTGCTTCTTGCTCTTCTTGTGTTCGTAGTCCACATATCACACCAAAATCTACTTTGGTTAGTGTGATAGCCTCCTTGACAACAAGCACAAGGTTTTGATTTACACCTTCTAATTTAGATAAACTTCTTTCAGATAATTCAAACATTACTTACCTCCGTTTCTGTTCATTATAGCCGACGCACCCATGTATACAGAAACGACACCACCGCCAGTAAGGTAAAAAAGATTGGATATATCAGCGAGGGCTTCGACTCTATCAATAGGAACCACAAACATAGCGGCAGTAAAAGCACCCATAGCAATGAGACACGCAGTAGCCATTCGTCGCTGTGCCCTCTGCTTGCGTAAGTCGTGTTCAAGACTTTTGATTTCTGCGGCATGTGCTAACTCCTCATCAGAAACAATGCCGTCGCCGTCTTCGTCGTACTCAGCGTATATGGATTTTTTCTGTAATTTTTTTTGTGGCATATCAGTGTACTCTTACATTCTTCGTGTTTACCTCTGGTATCATTTTGCACCAGCAGTAATAGTTCTTCGTCTCTTCTCCCATTCTAAAAGTCTGGTTGCTCAGACCATCTCTAAAATAATTACAAGTGTCCATGTTTCTAAAATACATTTGACCTTGTGGTGTTCCTGAAAGAAAACACATCAGCATAAAAGCTGGTACTAAGTCGCTCATTTTTTCCTCAACATCTTGGCGGCTTGGTTAACGCCCTTGATGCCGAACGACGCAGAGATTGCGATAAACAATAAGTATTGATACCAGTCAGGGAGAGTAGCTAGTACCTCAAACCCATCTCTCACATACTCTTTCATACCAGGAATGAAGACCAGGATTGCTGGGGTTAGTAGAACGACGAGGGCAAATTCGTCTTTCCAGGAGCCGTCTGTTGATTCAGCCATCTTGCCTTCCCACTCGACTTCTCCAGCGGCGACTTTCTCTGCAACTGTTGCACGAGCTTTGGCTTCAGCAACCTTTGCTTGTCCGTCTGCCTTTGTCTTTTCGACCTTATTCTCTAGCCATGTCCCAGCTAGATTCGCTATTGGTCCTAAAAATTGTAACATTAAAATCCTCCTTTACCGAAGCCTCCGCCTCCAAAGCCACCTTGATTACCACCAAAGCCTGAAGATGTTGATTTCCTACCTCCAGTTCCAGCTTCTCCAGCAACTAAGTCAACGACTTCTTCTTTAAATCCTCTTATGCCACCAGCAACTGGGATTCTGCCCATGATAGAACGAACGGCTTCTCTTCTTCTAGCGTTCTTTCCTTCTGGGTCGAGAAGACTTTGGGGTCCAGCTATTCCAACATCAAAGATATCTTCTCCCAGTCCAACTGCTGGACCGAATATAGCTGAAGCAACTCTCATCTTTCCGTATGCTCCGTTGTCTGCTTGTGCGGCTGTGTTATGCAATAGTTCTCCGAAGAGACCTAATCCACCTATTGCTAATAATCCCTCGAAATAATTTCCAAGAATTATATCTCTATCACTACCTTCAGGAACCCCTAACATCTCAGCTACAGTGCCAAGACCAAGTGGGTTACTATCGACAATGCTTCTTTCTCTTCTTGCAAAGGACTCGTTGTCCTCTCCACCTCTTGATTGTGCGAAGTCTTTTGTTGTGTTTGCAAGGTATCCCATGCCAACTCCAGCGGTTGCCATGTAAACTGCTGGCTTTACGTTGCCCTTTCCAGCCTCTGAGATTATGTACCTAGCCATTCTAGCCATCATCAACTGGAACGACTTAAGCTGAAACATCATAGAACCCCAAGGAGTCTGACCTAGTAGTGGTATCTCATTTGGATTTGGAGTGAATATGGTTTCGTTAGTAAATCGTAACAGTGCGTAACGTAATGCTTTGTTAGATAAGATGTCTGTGTCACGAATGTCAGTAAGTTGTGGTGCACCATCAGCGACGAAGTCTGTCAACGCATTCTCACCTGTCATTCCATATCTTTCCAAGAATCTTATGGAAGTCCTGTAAGCCGTTGTGTTTGTTTGTCCATTCTGTTGTAAACGTCTAGCCCTTGCTATCTCTGCTTTGAACGCTTCAAAGCCGTGGATACCAGCTATCTCTCTTTGCATATTTGTCCAAGGTGTCAGCAATGTGAAATTGAAGAAGCTGTTTTGTAGCTTTTGTGAACCTTCTCCAGCCATCTGAACCATTCTGTCGTGAATCAGATTCTCTATGCTTACACCGATATTCTTTGCGGCGGCTCTGTAACTTGGGTCAGTCATGTATTTAAACTGCGACTTAAGAAACGCACCCATGTTTCCAGAACGTATTAGCGGTAACACAAAGTCACCCATTGAAGTCAACGTCGTAAATCCTAACAAGCTAACTGCATTGAATGCTTTCACGTTTCGTGAAATTTTGTAGGACAACTCGTTACCAGAAAACTTTGTTAGCGGTCTCTTGTTAACAATGTCTACCATGTTCTCTGCTACTCTTAAGAACTCAGCAGATGGTTTTTGCAGTTTGAAGTCTGCAAGAGCATTTGCCATTGCATCTATTCTCTTTTGAGTCTGAAGCTCAACTGCATCTCTAGGCTCATACAAACCAGACAAGACATTTTTTATTGCATGTTTGTTTCCTCTAGCATCTTCGGCAACTAGTATGGCTATCTTCTCCATAGCTTCATCTATCCTGGATTCATCAGCAGAAGCTTTGGCAACGACTAGTTGTTCTATGTCTATTTCTGATTGATACTGCCTCATCTTGTAACGTCGTTTCGCAGAGTTCATTAGTGCATCTTTGACTGCTTCTAACCCTCTCTCAGCAACAGTTACATAAGTTGCATAGGCGTGACCTCCAGTTCCAAGCTTATCAGCTATGGCTAGTTTTCTAGTTGTTCTATCAAAGTATTGAGTCATCAATCCTTCTAAGTCGTTGACCAAGAAGTCTGTCATGTAGTCGTACTGGTCAGGGTCTAGCTTGATAAGCCTTTGAAAGAATGGGTCTCCAACTGCTCTTCGTATTACGTCGTCACCATAAACCTCACCACTTGTATCCATCATTGCATTTACCAAGTCTTCTGCAACTTGTCGTGGAGCCTTTTGATTTCCAGTGGACTCAAAGTCTGGTCGCCTTCTTTCTTCAACAAAGAACCTTGTGAATGCTTCTATTGCACCTTTAGGATTTTGCCTAATTCCTTCTGTGTCCCATTGTTGTGGAACATAGAACTCATCTGCACCCCTTCTCGTATCACCAACTGGCATACCAGCGTTTATTAAGTTCTTTCTCTCTTGTTCAAATGTGGCAATAATTAGACGTGCGGCTTGCTCTTCTCTTGCGTCGAGCTTTTGTACTGCACTCTCTCCACGACGAATGGCATTTAGTATTCTCCTGTGAGATGCGGGCTGTGCGGCGGCATCTCTGAGAGTTCCTAGTTTTCCTATGTCTGGAATAAGATAAGCATTTTTTCTAGCCCATCTTTTTGCCCAAGTGTCGTTGTCAGGCAACGTTTTTAGTATGTTCATAACAGGCATAATTTTGTCTGCTAAATCTACGTCGTGCCTTTCATACAAGCCAACTCCTTTTTCTGGTTTAATAAAATCAGCTAACCAGTGACCACCCATCATTCTTAGTCGTTGACTGTTTTCTTTGAAGAATCTGAAAACAGAAGAACTTTGCTTTACAGCTTGTTGGTCTTCAGAAGTAAGAGGCTCATTGCGTATAATCTTTTTGATAGGCTTTACCATCTCTGGTGAGCCAGCTTCTTGCAGACCTTTTGATATCTTGACTACGTCGTCTATGCTTACAGTTTTGTTCTTGAGAACCATGTGCTGTAACGTTGCTCCAGCTATGCCCTCAGTATCCTGTGCACCAAATACACTATAGTATATTCCTCTTCTGTCAGAGTCATACACCTCTGCATCAATATGTTTGATATGGTTTGGACTGAACATAGTAAATTGTTCGTCGCCATCTACCCCTGGAGTTCCAGCATGTATTCCTTCGTAACCTTCGTCTTGAAGAAACTTAGCAATCTTTTCTTTTGCTATGGTTTCATTTGATGGGTCTACAGCTTCTATCAAAGATGAGTAAAGCATTTCGCCATCAAAGTCTTCGTCGCTACCCAAGTTTCTAATAAGTCTTTCTCTAGCGTCTGGCATTATTAAGTTGTTAACTTGAGCACTATTTATGAGATTGACGATATCATTTGGTTCGCCAGTGTTTACTGTGTAAATTTTGTTTGTTGAAAGGTCGAGTACGTTTTTAGTTCTTACAAATACTGGCAGTACACCAGAGTGAGTTCTGTACCCTGTTACTTGAGCAAAAGCTTTTTCTGCGGCTCTCTTTGAGGCTTTGATAGTTTCAATCTCTCTGAATATCTCGCCACCTGTTACTTCCATTAAGAAGTCGTCCATGCCGTATAGGTCGTAATCTTTCTCCATTAGAAGCTCTTCATATCTTTCCATAGACTCAGATATGTTTATTGCTTCTTGCTTGTTAGCACCATCTTCCATCTGAGATATGATGTTTTCTCTAGCACCCACCGCACTTCTTTCATCTGGGTCTGCAAACACTTCTGCAAACCTAGCTTCAGGAGTGGTGTAAACGCCTGGTCCCATCATGCCAGTTTGGCTTGGTCGTATATATACGTCTGGGTTTTTGCTTCTGTTAAATACGTCAACCGCTGGTGTGCCATGATACTGGACGTATCGCATCAAATCTTCTTCAGGACCAATCCCTAAAAATTCTCTAACCAGAATTTTCTTTTCTTCAGTCATGTTGTCAACGACTTGTCTTGCGTAAGTGTCTGCTTGAGCAAGGTTTACCAATGGGTAATCAAACTCATCTACACTGTTCTTAACAGCCAGCCTCTGTCGTGAAGGAGCAAACATGTCGCCATGATATGTCATCTGACGGAACATCTGCCTGACAGACTTTCTGCCAATCAATCCGTTTACGACGTAAGCGACGTAGTCGAAAAACTTTTCTGCTAATATTGCTAACTGAGATTTACCTTGAAGTTCGTTGATTACTCCCTTTCCATGCCTAACGTTGAATATATCTCCTTTAGCTACTTTTCCTGATATCCATTGTGCCCAGCTTTCAACAAACCATTCTTCAGCAATGTCTGACTCTTTGTACCCAACCTCTGGTGGAAGCTGTTTGTACTTTGCCGCCACGTCCATAGCCCTTGGGTCTTGCTTGGTTACAGCATCTCTGAAGGAGTTGAGCATCATGTCTCTGTCTGCTTCAGTGTGAATAGCACGGCTCATCATGTGACCAATCTCGTGCATCACGTCCATTGGGTCTGATTTTCCCTTAGTCAAACCTATTGCATATTTTCGAACGTTCTTTCTTAAGTCGTTGAATACCATGCCGTTAGTTGGTGCAACTTCCATGAAAGCACCTTTGGCTTCAGGTAAAGCTTTGACCCCAGCTAAAGAATACAAGTCTTTGACTGTCATAAATGTTGTGTGGTCATTTAAGTGTTCAGTAGCTGTTCTTCCTAAAAGATTCAGCATTCTGTAAAGCATAGTTCTGGAAGTGAACTCAATGTTCTTGTCTCTGTGAGTTATCTTTGAGAGAACTTCCTTAATTGCTGGAGGAGCATCTCCTGGAATACCATTAGCAGATTCGTACTTTTTGTTTTGTGCAATTTCTACGTCAATCGCTTTTCCAACCAAACTAGCTTTTGGCTTTGTAATGTTATTAGTTCTCTGTGATAAGAAACTAGCAACTAAATCTGCTTCGTCGTATCTGCCTTCTTCAATAGCGTTAGCAAGCTTTCGTCGTAAAAGGTTTACGACAGCACCCATCTGCTTTCCTGATTCAACCTGACTTAACTTACTTATCTCTTTTGCGAGAGTGTTGCTAAACTCTTTTTCAGTATCAGACATTTGCTCCCAAGGCTTTACCTCTGGCTTAGCTTTCTTCCTTCTCATGTACTCTCGCTTGAGTGGATTGGTCTCAGCGTTGTCAACACCTAGCTCTTTTATCTTTTCGAGTAGCTCCCTGTCTTTCATGGAATGAGGTGACTTGTGAACCACAGGGTCTACCGCTTGAGCACCATCTCCTATTTCATTTGCGTTGTGTTTGCCTTCTATGAAATCAACCATAGCCTTCGCATCTTGGAAGTCTGCGTTGTACTGTCTTTGAACTATAGCTTTGGCTTTTGCATTTCCAGCACCAAATATCCTTCCAGCTTTATCAATGTTTGGAGCCTTTACATTAGACACACCCCTAGACATATTTCTGTTGAACACATTAACAAACTCATCAATGCCAGTATCTAAGGCTACCAACATTTCATTTGCTTCTTGTACAAGAACGTTGTTTAGCTCTTGACTATAAGGCACAGCCTCATCTTGTCCTTTTAAAACATTTGCTTGTGCTTCAAATGTAGATGCAAGTGCACCACTTGTTTGTTCTACTTCAACAGTGTTTACGCCAAACTCTTGTTCGGTCATTGCTATTTCTTGGTCAATGATGTCTGACTGTCTGTCTAAGTTTTGCTCATCAATAAGTTTTTGAAGCTCAGCATTGTCCATCAATATTCTGCTGTCGTGAACAAGCCTATGTATTCTGTTGCTAGAACGAAGCATTCTGCCACGAGCTATTCGTGCATTTTGAAAATAGAAAGGATACACTTCTTTACCATTGGCAAGTGTGATTGAGCCTTTTTCTTTGTTGTAGTTAGGCTTTCCCTTTTGATAGCTGTCTAAAAGACCAACTCTTTTTGCACCACTCTTATGAGTTCTTGCTCCAGGCTGACCGCCATACTTTCCATAAATCTTTGCTGATACTTCGGCTAAGACGTTTTGCAGTGCTTGGTTGTTTTTAGAGTCACCGACGAGCATGGCATTTTCAGTCAAAGCCTTCTCAATCATAATCTGCATTTCTCTCAAGTCGTGAAGCTCTTGAGCAGAAAGACTTGCGGCACTAGTTTTGCTTTTAGTCATGCCGTTAATTTTTGTTAACAACTCATTGAATTGATTATTCAAAGAGCGTCCATTGGTAACAGTTCCTGATGCTGTTGGTGGGTCAGGCATTATTCTTTCAAACAAAGGTATCAAGTCTGGGTCAACAGCTTCTTGTTTTACGTTAAACATTTTAGCTATCAACTGCTTAAGTTTGTAAGCGACGTTCTCAAACAATGATTGAGTCATGCCAGGGTTTTTCTTCAACGCATACAGTGCAAACTGATTTGCAAAGAACTCTGCTGGACTTTCTAGTTCGTTGCTGTGAAAACCAGGAAGCCTTTTCTTTAGTTGTTGAACATCAACCCCTTGATTTTGAGACATATACTTCTTTGCTATACCCCAAAACTCTACTTTCTCTTGAGGTGAAAGCATGTTTGAGTACGCCCAATGTCCCATTTCATGTGCAAACTCTACTGTATCTGGAAGCTCATCTCCTTCAGCTTTTCCGCCTCTCATCACTACTGAGTTCGCATCAGTGTGTTCATTTAGACTATGATTTCTGTACCCATACTGAGAAAACTTTTCAAACTTCGGCATCACACTATCAGTAGGTGCTAAGCTTCTGTTTTGACTTCCAGCTATCTTATTGAAAAGAGTTAGAATAGCGGCAACGTCTGCTTCTTTTTTGCCAGTGAGCAACTTCTTAAGAGTCTGAAAGCTTGCCACTCTGGTATCGTTGTTCATTTTGATACCATTTGGAGCTAACTTTTCTAGTGTTTCGTAAGCACCTTCTAGGTTTTGAACCAGTGCTTCATACTTAGGTAAAGTCTTTATGTCTTTCCATTTGGTTGCTTCCATATCTCCTATGTATCTGAATAAGTCGCCAGCACTTCTTAGCCTACTAGCTATCTTTGTTTGCTCAAGTTTTGGAGATAGGTTTTCAGGAGTTAGAGCTATTGCATCTAACTGTTTTACATTTGTTGGTCTTTGGTCTCTTGCCCTTGGGCTTTTACCTAGAGGGTTTTCTATGTTTGAAACAACCCCTACATCTTTTGCTAAGACGAACTGCCCCTGAAGATTAACAAACTTCTCTTCAGAATCTAAAGGTCTGAAAGTAGACCTAGTAAGTTTAGTGCTGTTCTTTTGAACTTGACCATCTGCATTAAATCTTTGACTTGTTCCAATGATGTACTGGTCTGGTCGTAACTTACCAGCCACATCTCCTATGCTCTGAACATCTCCATTCCAAAGATTACGAGTTGTTCCAAACTTCTTGCCAAGGTTTGGGTCTACTAGTTGTAGAGTAAGCATTCTGTCTTCAGGTATGTCGAAGTCAGATGGCACAGAGTTTAGTGTTGGGTCATACTCTACAGCTTCATCTACCGCATTATCTACTACGTCGTTAGTATCAGAATCTATTGGAGTGTCTTTTCTGCCTTCATATCTTTGAGTCTTGTGCCAGTCAATAACCTCCATAGGTGCTTGTGAGCGTACACCTTCTGGGTTTATTCCCTTTTTATCTAGCACTAAATCGAGTTCCTTCTGGAACATTTCAGCAATAGATATGTTGAAGTCTTTTTTATTGGTTACGCTTACATTATGTACTCTAGTGCCTATAGTCTTTGTGATTGTTCCGCTAAACTTCCCATTAGACTCACCACGTTGCACAGTTCCCAAAACTTTGCCATCAATGATGATTTGTGCCTTGCCTTCTTTTAGTCGCTTATAGGTTATGTCGTTAGCTATGTCGTAAACACGTTCTCCAATTTGAATGGGAATCGGATTGTTCTTTGTTCCAGAGGGCTTCGTGCTTGTATTTACTGGATTTTTGTCAGACTTGGAAACAACATCTTTTACTGCATCAGAAGCACCTTCCTCATCTATCAAGCCATCTACTTTCATCTGCTTGATTTGAGCAAGCATAGAGTTCATCTGGTCTTCATCAAGACCAGCGTTTAGAATTTGCTGTTCTATTTCTGCCGCACTTTGAGAGTCTGGTCGTGTACCAACGACGTTTTCAATAGCGTCAGAAACTTCGTCTTCGTTTAATTTTTGTGTACCCTCTTTTCCTACATTAGATTTTTTAAATTCTAGTTTAATTCTAGCCAGTTCTTGATTAGCTTGTTTAAACTGAGTGTCATCTAACGCCTTTTTCATACCTGGAGTTAGAATCTTCTTTAGTCTTTCTATCTCTTTTGCAATCTCGTCGTATCGTTGTTGCATAGCAACAAGCTCTGAACTGACCTCACCTTCTGTTAGCCTGTTTTTCAAACGAAAATATTTTGGAGCCATTGCTTTCTTTTCTGCAAGCAATGTATCAATTTGAATTAGTGGGCTGTTTTTTCTTTCTTCAACTACGTTTGCTGTCTGCTCTTGACGAGTGGACTTGACCAAAGGAGAGAGAAGTTCCTTCAATTCTTCTTTCATTTCAACATCATCAAACTCTTCCAGGGGTCTGATGTTTGTGCCTTTGAGTTGTTCAGCAGTTTGGTAAGCTTTTCCTGAACCCCTCAAAATTTGTACTGCTCTTGTTCTTGCTGAGCTTAAGTCATTAGCGGCTTTTTCAGCCAACCTTTCTGCTCTGTCGAAATCCTTGTCCCCAGGTCTTTCCATCATAGTATCCAGTTCTGCTGAATACTTTTTAAGCCTGTTTCTTGAACTAGTAATATTAGCTATAACTTGCTCAAGTAACTCAACATCTCTGTGTTCTGAATACTTAGGAGAACCTTGGTTTTTTAATCTGTTGCTTTTGTCTATGCTTCTTTTTCTTTTAACAGCATCAACAGTCATGGCTTGAGATTGATTGTTTTTGAGCATATCAATCATTTGTATCTGCCTTGCGGCGGCATTACCTGTATAGACTCTCTTGACTCCATCGTTCGTCGTTTTAACTACGTCAAAAGTAGAAGAGCCAAAATAATCTTGACCAGGTCTTAGTTGTTCAATAATTCTTTGAATCCTACCAACTTGCTTATTGGTAGTTTCCCTTCCAGAACCAGGCTTTCCATTTCCTTGAGTATAGTTGCCAAGTCTGTTTATAGAATGCCCCATGTAGTCTGCACCTGGGTTAGCCTCTACATCAGCGTCGCTAACAGATATGTCACGCATAGTCCTCGTCGTTAAACCTTTAACGCTATAGGATTTTCCGTGATTAGATACTCTGGTAAATGTTTCTTTTTCAGCAAACTTGTCCCAAATTGCCGCAATGTTTCTGTTAAACAATGCTCTTGTTTTCGCTTCACTTATCTTTGGGTTAAGCTTCATAAATACTTTCATTTGAGAATTAAGAAACTTGTTCCATCTTTCAGTTATCTCTGGGAACTTTTGTTTCTGTTCTTCTACATAAGCTTTAGAGTCAAACTTATTTGGGTCAGCCTTTTGCATAGATGTGTCAAAGTTTGAGTCTATGTACTTATCTATTGTGCTTGTCAGCTTTGTTTCGCCATAAATGCTCTTAATAAAACCTCGTAGCTCTGAAATAGTCGCAACCTCTCCAAGCTCAAATTGTGCGTCAAGGATTATTCTTTCTAACTGAGAGTCTTGCCACTCTGAGAAGTGTTGGAACGCATGAACTCGTAAGTGTTCTGGAACAGTTTCTGTAATTAAGGTGTTTACAATCTCTTGGTCAAGAAGGTGTGCTGGCACTTGACCCCTTGGAGCATTTCGAGAAGCAATTCTCAAAAAGTTATTAAAAGCTTCTTTTCCTTGAGAAGAATCAATAATGCTCCTAAGAACAGAAACACGCCCAGCCCTTGCTTCAAGGGTGTTGCCCTTGGGCATGTCAGCTAAAACTTCATTCGCTTTTGCTTTGTCGTAACCTAATTGAAGCAGTAGTTCTGTTACGTTACCCTTAGTCGCCTTGAAGTTGCTTAGTTCATTATTTAGCTGTTCATCTACTGATAAAAATCTTTCTTTGAAATCTTGAAGCTCTGCCGCAACCTCTAAAACAAACTCATCTTCTGCTGTAAAACCCTCATCATCTACATTCTTTTTTATATCTGATAATGTTTCTGCGTCACCAGCATCTTTAGACACTGGTTGCTCTGCCTCAATTTGTTGCTTAAGTTCTTTGAACCTAACTCTTGCTTCTTTTTGCTCTACGTTAAGTGCTTCAATTTGCTCATCTAAAGACTTTATTATCTCAGGATTTGTTTCTGCATCTCTTTTCTTTCTTAGTGCGGCTCTTTGTTTTTCAATGCCATCTTTGTTTCTTGAAAGTTTTTTCTTAAGGACTTCAAATTCTGCCGCCCTTGCCACTCTTTCTGATTCTAATTTTTCTAATTCTGCGGCTTCTGTGCCTTCTACTCTAGCGTCTCCCTGGCTAACAACTTGTTCGTCGTCAGGAAGCCCACTTCTGTCAGGAGCCGCTCCATCAGCAACTGTGCCTTCGTCTGTCATGGTGAAACCTTCACCTTGCACTGCACCTTGCTGTTCTGTTGTAAATCCTTCACCACTAACAGTTCTAGTGTTCTGGTTTTCCAGAAGACCCATTATGTTTCGGTCATCTGTTAAGTTTAGAACTTCGTCGTCAACTATCTTTTCTACTTTATCGTCCATATGCTCAAGCAAGAGAGGGTCTTGCTTCTGAGTTTGGTTACGCATGAACGTCGTAAACTCAGAATGAGTTCTGTCGCCTCTTTCTATCGCATCATCAATCTTTGAAATCCTAGCGTCAGGTGTTCCAGAGCCAGCTTCTTCAGGACTCATCTTAGCTAAGAGTTCTTCCCTTGCTTTTACAAGTGCTGGTCTGCGAGTCTTACGCCACTCTTTTAACCATTTAAGTTTTTGTATAGATTTTTTTGCACGTTGTATTTCTGGGTCTGAATCAAAATTTCTGTTCGTCGTATCTAAAACGCCGCCTTCATCTACTCTTTGACTAGAGTTTCCTTCAGGAAATCTTTGTCCGTTTAGTTCTTCTAATTTGTTAGCAATGTCTTGCTCATTGACTGCTATCAAATCATCAAACAACTGATTGTCGTTTGCATCTTCACCAAAAGGGATTTCGTTCTCTAAACTTCCAGTGCCTCCGTCAACATCTACAGATGCTTGCAACTCTGGTCTTAGCTTTTGTTGTAATGTCTTTGATTTTTGTATTGCCGCATCAATCTCACCACGACCAACGGACGACTTAGTTAGCTCACTAGCCGCATCAACGCTAATGCCCATCTCTTCAGCAATAGCTTCTAAGTTCTCTCCCATCATGTCTTCTCTGGTGGCTTGCATGCCTCCTGGTCTGTTGCCAATAACACCGCCTTTGTCGCCGACTATTCTTGAGTCATCAAATGGTCTAAACCCTTTAACACCAAGGTTTCTAAACTTCCCAACAGCGGCTCCAGCACCAAGTCCTCCACCGATTATTCCGCCAGTTGCTGTGCCTAATCCTACTGCACCAGCAAGTCGTCCATAGCTAAATTCGTCTTGTAACCCTATTTCTATGTTTCGGTTTTGCATTCCGATATCGGCTATGCCTTCAACAACACCACCAGCTACACCTTCACCGATAGCACCAGCTTTCATACCAGCCCTCATGCCAGTTCCCATGAAGCCTCTTGTTAGATTTCCAGATAGTTTGGCGGCTGTAACTGCGGTTCTTGCGGCGGCTCCACCAGCACCGAAACCTATAAGGTTTAGTGGGTCAAATGCTAGAGCACCAGCAATACTAAGAGCGGCTTGCCCTTTGTCGCCGACAAAGTTAGGCATAGCGTCGTAAGCTTTTTGTATTCTTGCTAGTCGTCTGGATTGTGCGTCGCTTTGAGTTTTAGCGTCGTAAACATCTTTACCTATAGAAACTGTATTAAGGTTTCTCCAGCGTCTGTCTGATAAAAAGTATTCAACAGCTTCTTGCTGACCAGAAAAGCTTTTTCCGTCACGTTCGCCATAATACGAATATATATCTTCTAAGAACTCAGGGTTGCTTAGTAGTGCTTCCGCTTCATCTTCTTGTAAGTTTTCAGTATAATCCGCCTGTTGATATTCATTAGTAACAGTAGAATTATTATAAGAACCAGAACCTGGTTTGTAATGAACTGCCATTGGATACTCCAGTTTTCCAAAAGGTTATTTTTTTATAGTATATCAATCCATTATCTTAGTCGTCCCTATGGGTTGAATCTACCATCTATGTTTCTTCTCATCATCAGAATGATACTAGTCGCTCTCGAATTGGGTCTAATTCCGCCAGCAGTTCCCGATGGACCTACATTCGGTTGACCACCTAGGACGAGTATAGCGAAGTCTGCTGGGTTATCAATTTGTTGACCATTGCTGTTGTTAGGAAGATTTCCGTTACTCTTCATGTCTGAATACATTTGATAAAGTATATCAGCTATATGATTTTCAGCAGTGTCTTTGTCGCTTCCACCAACAATGCCAGAAGTGTAACCTCCAAAGCTTCTCATGTTAGGACTTTGCATTAAGTCCGTTCCTACCTTTTTAGGGTCGGTTGCAATCTGAGTTAAAACTGGAGCGTTTCCAGCACTTCCTGGGTCGTACTTCTCAATCGTGCCATCAGCACCAACCCTTATTAAATCACCTTCCAGAACAGGACTGCCATTTTTATCTGTAACAGCCACTTCAGTGTAGCCAGTAGGAGCATTATCTGATGCAATTTTCTTTTTCAAGTCTACTGTCATAAGCTTGTAGCCTTGTCTCCACAAGTTACCTCTTGGTAACACATAAGAGCCTTTAGGCAACATTGAGCCTCTTCTTTCTCCAGACCTTACTTCTGTCATTATGTCTTCTTTTGTTTTAACCATTTCTGCTTTTAAGTTAGCGACTTCTTTTTCTATTGTGCTTCCGCTGTCTGGAAACACATCAAAAGCTCCTAGGCTTTTCATGTAAACATTAACAGTTGCATCTATATAATTGTCGAACTCTGCATCTAAGTTATTGATAAAGGCATCGAACCTGGGGTCGTCTATATCTACATTAACTGTAAATTTTATTAACTGGTCTTTAATGTAATCTTCCATAGTTTTGATATAGTCTTTTTTGTCTTCATCTATTTGAGTCATGAAATCAGTCTGAGGCTTAAAGCCCAAGCCTGACTTAGACATTTGGTCGCTCATAACAGCTTCTCTAAATTCACTTTCAGGCATCATATAATTAGATAGCACTGCCCTAATTGAATTTTCTTCTTCTGCACTGTAGCTACCTTTTGTTTTAGAGTTTGGAAAATCTTTAATAATATTTTGAGTTAGCGTAATTGCGTCTACTGTCGGTCTAAGAACCATTCCACTATTTATCATACTCCTAAATGCTAACTGAGCAGATGTTCCATCTTGAAACATGCTACCTCTGCCTAAGAGTTCTTGCTTATATTGCTTCACTATTGCATCAACTTTAGTTGTTGCTTTCTTTTCTGCCTCTTCATAGTTTGCTTTATAAGAACTGTTATATCTTATGCCTATGCTTGCCATATGGCTCAAGTACTGAGAGTCAGTTGCTTCTACTTCTGGCAAGCCTTTCTCTCTTCTTAAGTCGTTATAAAGGTCTAAGGTTTCTTTTGAGTTGAAGCCTCTGCCATCTTTTCCATGTTTAAAGAACTGCTCTCCGCCTTGCCCACGAACCAAAGCGTTAAACTCTTTTTCCATTTGTGTTGTGTATTCTGTTTTAGAGTGAGATATTTTAGCTTCTAATTGAGCTTTTACAGATGCTTTTAATTTTTTATATTGTTCGTCACCCATCAACGTTTTGTTGACTTTCGCTCTAGCTAGAATGCCGTCAACTTCAACTTCTATTTGTGCGTCACTAAAATGCCTTAAGTTCGAAGTTACAGTTGAAAAATTATCTACAAGCTTTAAAGCTTCTGTAGTGGTGTCTGAAACAAACTTAGATTGTTTTTGTTTCATAATAGAAGTTATGGCATTCTTCTTCCAAGGCTTAACGCCATTGGCATTCATTATGGCTTCTGCTTCTTCCATAGTGTGAACGTTTTGTAGAAACAAATCATGAAACTCTTGTGCCCCTTTTTGCCTTCCATCTAAGATAGCTTCTGCAAACTTACCAGAATTTCTTGCCCATATTTCTTCGCCAAGTTCTTTTGCTTCTGGAAATAAAGCCATGAACTTTTGCTTGTTGCCTATCATGTCGGTTGGGTCTAAGTTCAAGTTGTCCATCACAAATGTGTTGAACAAGTCTTGAGTCTTTTTTCTGTTTTCAGCAAACTTTGCATCTTCAGCTACTCTTGTGTTCAAAGATTGCTGATTAGTTCTCTTTGCCATCTCTGACAACATAGAGCCTGGACCTAGGTCTTGTAAAAGAAAAGCATCTCCACCAGAAAGGCTTTGACGCATTTGCTGAAAGTCAGCAACAGAAACTTCGTCGCCGTTCTCTATACGCATCTTTCTGTAAGCTTCGAAGGCTTCTCTGTTCTCCCTTCGCTTCTTATCAATTCTATCTTCTTCTTTTCTTTTAGCATCAAGAAAACCAGATGATATCCTCATGTCTTTGCCTTTCTAGGTCTGCCTCTTTTCTTACGGACCACCAGCCCCTGTGTATCGGTTGCTGTTGCCGACGAGGAGGTTGTTCCTTTTTTGTAAGTCTGAAATTTGTTTTTTAAGGGCTTCGATTTCAGCTTGACTGCTGTTAGTCGGCTTATCTGTTTTACCGAGCATATAGCCGACATTAGGAGCGACATTTTTCGATATGTCGCCTTCAAGAGTTCCCACAGCACTTCTTGAATCTGCCGCATTAGTCCTAGCATTCCTAACAAAAGCACCTTGATTCCGTGAAGTATTTTCGAAAAGAGTTCCAGCATTGCTTGGAAGAACCCCCTTAAGGATATCTGCTGAATCTTTATACTGCCCACCAATCTCGCCAAGACGTTTTTCACGCCCTGAGTAAATTGTGTCGAGATTTGCTTGAGTTCTATTAATTGCCGCATTGTAAGCCTCCTGGTCAATTTTGCGTAGCTCCTCGGCACTTTGCTGACCAAGTTCTCTTTGCGTGTCTCTGAACCTATCTGACCTATCCATGCCTTTAGCTATTGCGTCAGCGAAACCTTGTGATGAAACTCTATCTAAAGTGTTATAATAATCATCTACCATTGTTTCCCTGATTTGTTGGTAGTTTCTGTTTATATCATCTTGAGAAGCAGTTGGTGCTTGCCCCATAGCTTGTCTTGCATTTGCTAGAGCTTGCTCCAAAAGCTGTGCTCTACTCACAATACCTTGTCGTAAAGCTGTTTCTTCTTGGGCACGTCGTTGTGCCATATTCATTTGTTGTTGCAGTATTCTTCGTTGTGCTTCTATTTCACGACGTTCAATCTCTTCGTCTCGTTCCGCTTGTTTTCTTGCTTGGTAGTAATCAAATATTTTACCGCCAGCTTGAATGCCCATTGCGGCTCTTGATGGGTCTCCGTCCTCACCTGGGTATAACGACGATATCCCTTTTGCTACATAATCTCCAAAGCCCATTGATTACTCCTATGAAAACTTCCTTCCAAATCCAGTCCTTTCACTTATCAAGTTACGAGACAGTGGTCCACGAGCAGTAAACACAGCCCTTGGGTCATTTGGAGAAAAGGCAATAACTTGCTGTTGACCAGCGGTTGGCAATACATAATTTACATCTGGCACTACCGCTTGCTGTGGACTTAAAGGAGGTAAATTAGGGTCAGGCTGAACATCTGGCTGTGCCTGAGAAGCAACTACGTCAGTTTGTTCTGCACCTGGGGGAGCCATGTTTTCAACAACTGTATCTCCGCCGCCTAAAGCTCTTAGCCCAAATCCTTGCTGTCCTACACCCACATCTCCGCCTGGAGTTGCTGTTCCGCCTTGCATATTCACTGTTGCGTCCATGCCAGTTTCCATTCCAGCACCTTGGCTTTTTAGAAATCTACCTCTTTCGCTTGGGGCAAAAGGACTTTTTACGCCTCCAACTCCAGCCATTGCTGAATCTAATTCAGCCCCAAGTGCTGAAGCCTGAACAGAATCTGCGTCTCCCAGAAAACTTCCTGGTCCTTCCGCACCTACTCTTGTGCCTAGTCGGTACTCTGTGGCTTGGCTCTCACTCAAAAAATCTGTAATTTGTTTTTGCTTTGGCTTGTTTTCTGGACGGACTGGTTCATCTAGTATTCCACCTTTAGGAGTGTACTTGCCTTGAGCGTTGCCACCATTCTGTTGATTACTGCTTCCGCCGTCATCATCACCGCCTGGGTCTGACATGCCCATCTTTTCACGACCTGAAGCACTTAACGTCATTCTCTCACCCATTGCTTTTTCTTCTGGCGTGGTCAGATTGAAGTTTACCATTTGGAAATCACTCGGTTCCATTCTTGTGTTTCCATAGCTGTCTTCTGAGCTTGTGCCTGGTGAATTACCCATTATTGCCTCCTATCCAAATAATATTCCAGAGCGTCGATTGTCTCTATCAACTTCTCTTTGAGTTGCTCTTCTAGTTGTAACACTTCCTGTGTCTCTATTTCGTCCTCTTTGAAGATATCTGCCACCAAAACCTCTGTTCATCATGTTCATCATTAACGAAGCATCGTTGTTTTGTAAGGTAAGAGGTGTTGTTTCTGTGCCAAAGTTTTGTAATGTGTTCACATCTAATGGTGTTTTTTTGATGTTTTGTAACGGGTCAACGTAATTTGTATCGTTTCCGCCGTCATCGTTGTTGTTATTATTGTTGCTTCCACCACTCTTCAAGTTAGAGCCAAACCCTGAATCTGTATAATCTATATCACTGTCTTGCCCTGTCTCATCAACAGCTTGTAGGTCAGACTGAATTGATGATGTTACTCCTGACTTAGTATTTACAGTAGCCTTTGTTCCTTTTCCACCACTGCCTGTTGGCAGTTCATCATAGTTTTTGCCAGCAATATTTATTGACCCAGGAAGACCTAACTTTTCACTGCCTTCTGTTACCAAATCTTTTATAACTTTGTTTGAAGCAACTACTCCAGTCATGGCAAGTGGGATATTGCCTGTCTCTTTGTAAATGCCCTTTGCTACTTCCCCACCTACTGGTCCACCTATGTACTTAGCTCCAAGGCTTCCCATAAGATTTGATGGACTTAAAGTAATATTTGGATTCGAGCCTAACTTTGCCTCTCCTCCAGATGCCCAGCTACTTAATGTCTGTTCCCCAAAGTTTACATCTAATGCACCAGTAGCAAGCCTTGCCGCATTTGACATTCCAGAAGTTGCATACATTGTAGCTAAATCAACTCCAGTTCCAAGAAGTTGATTACCTTGACTCGTAGCTGTTATTTGTCCGCTGTCAGTGATTCTGAAGTTTGTGCCGCCTAGACCTTGTGCAATGTTAATATCTGTAAATGGAACGTTTATGTCCACACCAGAGCCAGAGTTTAATCCATCTACAATAGCTTTAGCATACTCTGCACCACTCAGTTGTCCAAACCCTCTGATATTCGCAACGTTATCTGCACCTAATACCTCTAGCACATACGCTCTCATTGAAGGGTCATCTTGCCTTTGACTCTTGCCAAGCTCTCTAGCAAAGTCTTGCAGTGCTTGTGTTTGCATTTGTTTGTTGTTTGACGCTACCCCTTGCATCAGAGACTGTTGAGTATTGTAAGGTAGGTTTGAAAAAGCTGGGTTATCTCTTAAATCATTTAGCTTAGTATTTGTGTCTCTATTATCTTTTACATATGCGTCTGCATCGTTCTGTGTTTTTTCATACTCTTCCCTGTGTTCGCCACTTCTGTAATCTTTGTTTTGAGTTCTTAAACTTTCTGCGGCAAACGCCTCTTCATGATAAGGAGAGTTGGGATTTGTGGCTTGGTTAACAAAAGAAGACCTCTTCGCACTGTTCTCATCAAACTCTTCTTTAGTAACGTTTTTGCCATCTATGCTGTAAATCTGACTGACTTCCCCAGTGGCAAAGTCTGTAACATTTCTAACAACTCCGACGGAAGGAACTTTATCTCCAGGAGACCAGCCCCCTGAAGCACCAGTAGCGTCGTCAGAGAAATATGTTCCAGCAGTGGCTTCAGCGTCATTGCTGAACATGCTTTTTTCTTGTTCTTCTCGTTCTTGTTCATCAAGAAGGTCCATTATTTCTTGGTCTAACGCCTCTCTTTCTTCGTCGGTCATCTTTGTGTTCGTGCCGCCGAATATGTTTTTACCAGTGGTATCGTTTAAGCCATCATTATTTTGGTCGTCTCCAGGAGAATTGCCCATTACAACTCCTTTCTATAAGAAGCACCAGCTACGTCGTAGCCATATCTCTTCATAAACTTTGCCCACTTCTCTGCATACTGAACATGAGACGTAGGATTATAGTGCATGAGCGAGCACCCATTTGCTTTTGCCCATTTTTCCCATTCTTTAAAAAAGCCCATCATAGTCCACACAGTTCCAGACCCTTTTTGCACCCACAAGACATCTTCGTCGCTGACCCTTTCATCTGTAAAAAACATTTCAGACCAGTGAGCAACGAAGAGACCATAGATTCCTTTTTCATTTTCCGACACAAGGAATAGTTTATATGGGTTTGCGATTGTTCTTTTTGCATACTCTGCAACCTTTTCTGGGACATACGCTCTGCTCCCCCAGTAAGAGGTGGCATGGAACGACTTACCCAAATCAACACAACTCCCCACATCTTCTAACCTCGCTCTCCTTATTATAAAATTACTTGTCATCATCTATATACAGAACTTTGCTTCCAAATCCTGGAGACAAGCCCTGTCTTCTTCCTTCAGTGTTTATGTTTCTACTAAAGGAGCTTGTTGGTTTTGCATCTCCGTAGCTTATGCCTCCAGTCTTTCTGTCCTTTACCTTTCTTTTATAATTAACTCCATCTGGTATTTCAGGCATTGTTGTAAAGGCTGGTGCTGGAGGTGTCTTTGATGGTAGACCCAGCGAAACATTTGCTTGTTCGTTTTGGTCGAACCCAGCGACTGGTTGTGTGGCTAGTATACTTGCATAATCAGTTGGTGGTGGATTGTTAGCTTGCAAAGGCTTTTCATCTGGCAATGGCGGTTGATACCCTTCGTAAGCACCATAAGCTCCAGCTAATCCAGCAAAAACTCTATCTGCTGTTGTTATTGGATTTTTATCTGTGCCAGAAGGCAGACCGCCATAAGCTAATGCTCCACCAATAGCGGTTTGTAAAGCTTGGTCGTTGTCGGCTCCAATTAGTTTTGCCGCTCCGCCAGAAGCTATTCCAGCCAATGTTGCCTGTACAACTCTGTTGTCTAGTGGGTCTTGAAGAAACTCGTCGTAATTCTTTTTTAAACTATCGACAGAGCTTTGATAAATTTCTTGTCCAAGCTGTTTCGTGCTGTCGATTAAGTTGTCTATGTCTACATGATACCAGACATGACTAAACTCTTGAGCACCTGTCTCTGGATTATATACACCTTCGTCGCTTCCGACTTTAAACTGCTCTGGGTTCAAGCCTTCGTCTCTTGTAGCTTGCATGATTGCCATAGCCATTGCTGGATACTTCTCCATGACTGGCTTTGGAACGACATACTCGCCTTCCATTGTATAAGAAACGTTTGTATCACCACCCCTCATTTTGCTTTGGTGGTACTGTAAAGTTTCTTTTGAGGGTATTTGGTCAAAATTCATAGTTCCCTCCTTATACGTTAACAGTCGCCGCCGCTATTCCTACCTCAAGTGATGTTGCCGACGAAGCGTTTGTAACTACAAGCTCTAGTCGTCTGCCAACTGATGTTGAATCTATCTCAATGATAGTCGTCAAAGATTGTTGTGAAGCTGTGGTTGATACACTGTATGTCGAACCAACAGCAACTCCATCTACAGATAGCTGTATTGTGCATGTCCCACCAGATAGCTTGAAAGCTAATCCGTCTATTCGTATTGTTTGCTTGAATAGCCTTGTCACAAAATACGTTTTGTTTGTAACTGTTGCAGAGCTTTGTTCCCAAACACTAAAGAAAGGTATAGTGTTTGTTGAGAATGTCTCTGGCAACTGACTGACTGGTAGTTTACCAGAGGTGTCCAATGTAGCTACACCATTAGCCGCACCCATGTAAGTCTTTGGCACGAGTGATGAAAAGTCAATATCGCCATACTCCAACGACGTACCAGTGCCATTTACTCGTACATACTGCCCAGCATTTGTCTGCAAGAAAGTAGGGAGGGAGCTTTCAGGAGACGTATTTAAAAACTGTGTTCCGTCGTAGAACTTCAGAACTGCTGGTACTTGTGATGTGTCAAGCCACAAGTCTCCTGTTACTGGAGCCGTTGGAGCGGTCAGCGAGTTGACGATGTTTGCCTTGCCAGCCAACGACGTAGCAAGGTTTGAGACCTTAATCTGCGGAATCTGGTTATCTGTAACCGATAGCTTTGCGTATTTTATGAATCCGTTTTCGTCAGTATACTCATCTTCGAACATCAAACCAGCAACAGTTTTTACTGATGTATTCTCAACAGTTATAATTGTTACCTTGTCACCAGTGTTTAGCTGGTTGTTTGTGTCTAAGAATGTAATTGTTGAAGCGGCAGAGGACGCTAAGTAGTCAGCATTACCACCTGGCTCTTGCAAAACACCATTTCTAAATACTAAAAGCTTTTCGTCTGTTGTGTGCACAAAAGATACAAGAGTTGTTGCACCTGATATCTCGTTGTCTACTCTTCGGAAGTTTGTAACAGCCTGAGAACGAATAGAGTAAATGGTAATCTTATCTGCATTGGCTAGTGCTGGATTTACGTTACCGATTGTTACAGTATTGTTCGTCGTACTGTATGTGTATTGTGCCGCAGTTCCGCCAGTTGTTGCTTCGTGTAGAAGTATGCCGTTTCTGTACACCACAATATCTTCTGTGCTTGCGTCAAATGTGTAAGGCACAACTGTGTTTGGAGTTCCGATTGTTGCTGTAGCTGTTGCACTGCTTCCGTTACCACCAGTGAGGGTGATGGTCGGAGCGGCAGAATAGCCAGAACCAGCGGTTGTAATAGTGATTGCTGTGACTGCTCCTCCAGATATCGTCGCTGTTGCGGCGGCTTGTACGCCGTTCGTCGTGTCATTTGGAGGACCGATTGTTACTGATGGTGCGGCTGTGTATCCACTGCCTCCAGCACCTACTGTAATTGCAGTAAGGCTTGAGCCAATCTCAAAGTCTTGTCTGTTGAAAAAGAATGGACCTTCTACGTTACCAACAGAAGCACCAGCACTTCCTCTTAGGTCAGCAATGTTTGCTATGGTTATCCAGCCACTTTCGTCGTCAGCGTATTGCCCTACCCTGTACTGAATACCAGTGTTCACGTCCTGTCTCATCTGAATGGGACCACGGAACACCCCCTCTTCGTTAAATAAGATACCAAACAACTCACCGATTGTTTTGTTTCCAAGCTCGGCAGAGTTGATATACCGAATGAGATTCTCAAAGTCGGTATGTATGTTCCCACTATTCACATAGTTTTGTGGGTGTTGTTGTCTTAATCTAGCCATTATCCTGTCCTCACTGCTACTGCGAACCCTATAATCTTCAAGAGTCCTTTACCGCTAGTCGTGAAGCGGAACTGTACTCCACGATAACGATGTTCAAATTTTCTTTCATACTGTCTACTTAACGGCACATCAGGGAATTTGTCGTCCGCTCCGTCATCTTCTATCAAAAATTGCATAGAAGACAGATACCTACCACGCTCATCAAACGCTTCAACTTGAAGCTCACCTTTACCAGTTGCTTGCAAGATAAAGCTGTAACTTTCCTTGATGTCGTTGATAGCACCTTGCCATAGTATGGGTGTAGTCACGACCATTTCTGGACTGTACTGCACTATATCTTCGATTTTGTTATGCTCCCAGATGCCTCCTGGCGTTCCTAAGAGTGTTACTCCCCCTAGTGTTTTTGCACATCTGGTATTTAGAAAGTCTCCAGATGACCATTTACTTTCTCCACCTACCTGTGGGTTCAGTGTTAGGGTTAGCCTTTTGGATATCTGGTCTGATTGAGGAAAGAATATATGATACTGACCTTCGTCTTGGTCAAAGAATGCGTTGATTTCCTCTGTGTCAGGCACAGATTTTAGATAATCTCTGTATATCAAGTCGATTTTATTAGACATTGGAATGGTAAATATAGTCACACCATTAGTTTCTGAGCGTCTTAGCGAATGTACGCCGTCTCTTGAACAGAACAAAAGGTCTGAACCAGCTTGTGCAATGGTGTTGTGGCTTATCAGTCCGACCTTAATATTAGCTTTATCGTCGATTTGCCATAGTGTGTAGTTAGGGTGTAGCTGATACACAAGCACTTGGTCGAATGTAAACACGGCTAGTCGTGAGTTTTCAAACACTCCAAGCCCTCTTATCTCATCAGCAGTACCAATTACGTTTGCCACATCAATGTCTGAAGCCTGTGTTACTTGCACAGCACTCACATCTTCGTCTAGTGTGAATACGTCTTCGGTATCTACACGACTAAAATCAATGATTGTTCGTCGTCCAGGCTGTCCCGCAGTCGCTAATCGTCGTTGAACAGACACGACGTAGGCTGGTCTGGGGTCAGACTTAGCTTCTATTACCTCAAACTTAAATCCATCATATGAATACATTGGAAAGTCTCGTGATGCGAATATAACTTTATTGTTATAAACTGTAGTCGTCACGATAGCTGATGCTGGGTAAACTTCTTCTGTTGCATGTGCACCTGACTGTGGCGACACATCGACTCTACGACCATATATGTAGTAATCTTGCTGAGTTCCGTCCGCCTTTTGCTGTGCGGCAACCCAATCATAGAAGGCTGTAAAATCTGCGGCGGCAGAACCTTGGGACTTTACTGTGATTTTATTAAATATCAGGTCAACAGCGACCTTCAGTGTTCCGCTTTGAGTTAAGTTTACAGGGGTGTGCGTTTTGTCAAATGCAACTTCAATGCTGTAAACTGGTGTACCAGTTGTTGCAAGACCATAAGCAAATGATGTCATGTCTGGATAATTGGCTACTGTTTCGTAAACTATAGTGTAATAAACGAGTGTGCCAGTGGGTCTGTAAGTGCCGCTTGTGTCGTCTTCTAACCCAGTGTTGCCACTGTTAAACTTTAATGGAACAACTCTTTGCGGATTAGCTAAAGCACGTTCTGACTTTAAGGTTGTTCCGCCTCCATCTTTCTGTGCCCACACGGCTAGGTCACGCCCAAAGAATGCGACGTGTTTTATTAGTGCGTCACCTGTTGTTCGTTGCGTTGCACCTGGGTCTCTAACAATAGACCCACGGAAATCTGCATAGCCATTTACGATTGATATAAGATGTTGCTTTTGCCCTGTGTCCAAAGCACCCTTATCTCTTGATGCGTCAATACCTTGAAAGTCCTCGTAAGGGTATATCTTGGTCTTTACGCCTGATGGTGCGTATGTAGTTGACATTAGTAGCTAGTCCTTTTCCCATCTCTCCTTGCATCATAAGGTTGTGAGCCAGTTGGTGTAACAGATTTGTCCCAAGGTGACATTTCTATTGGACCAGAACCATACTTCCTCTGATACAAGATTCTGTTCATCATTTTAAAATACATTGGTCCGTATGCCTCAATCTTGTTTGATTGTTGCTGTACAGAGTAGTGATACAACAAACCTGACACCATTATAGAATCAGGTATAGCTCTTTGTTGTTGGGGGTGCGTATAGTAATCAATCTCTGGATTGTCCCAATACGCATGACCTCGTAAGTCTTCTATCACTAAGTTTGCAAATTCTACAAACATTAGCATGACTTCACCATCTACAGTTCCTGGGTGCATGTCTCCGTAACGACGAAGAGCTTGAAATATCAAAGCCTCTAAATCACTGTATGGTTCGGATATATGAGGATTGTTTACAGAATATCTGTTACGAGCTTCTTCTTTGTCCCAGTCTTTCTGCCAAGTTTCTCTTATTTCTCTTTCTGTATTTGCGTCAATAACGTCACGCAAATCACGAACACCTGGCATATCTGCCCTACCCGTACCTTCGTCGTAGTGAGTTGGGTCTGTGTTTACAGGTCTTGCACCAGTTATATCTGAGTAACTTCTGTTTGCACCAGCGGCGTTAGTTCCTGTAGTTCCGCCTCCAGTGTTACTGGCACTAGCATTTGCGTTTGTGTTCGATACTGGATTGTTTCCGCTACCGCCACTGCTTGAGCTTGAACTTGAGCTAGAGCTACCGCTCCCACTACTGCCACTGCTTCCGCTACTACTGCTACCGCTATGATAACTCATGTATTACTCCTCTTTGAGATATATCTCTTTCACAAAAAACTCGTGCATTTCAAAAGCCTCGACGTGTTCTGGCTTGATTGAGAACATATTATACTCTCTATCTGCGTCCCAATAAGTTCTGTATAGCTCTCCTCTAAGATGAGTTTCTCTGTTGATTACTTGAGGTTCTGCTGAGACATAGATTGTGTTTGCTTCTCTAGCTGGATTTTTAGGTGCTGAGTTCTTTACAGCCTTTTGTGACTTTGATTCTTTAGCGTTTGATGAAGCTTTCTTTTTAGCTTCTTTGCTTGGTGCTATGCCACCTTCCCAAGCTTCGTTTACGTTAGGTGTTGATGGGTCATCTCCCATGAGTTGACCTTTTTCGTTCCTTGCTCTTTCTGCCATTGTTACCTCCAATAAAAATAAGGACGGGTTGTGCCCGTCCTTATTGTAACATCAAGGGGAGTTTTTAATCGTCCTTATGTGACTTTTTGCCAGCCTTTGATTCTATGATGTACTTTTGCTTGAGTCATCTCAAGTCCGCACTCTGTCATATACATGTGCTTGACACCATCAAAATCAGGAGCCTGAATGTCTCTGATAAGCTGAGTATCTCTACCCTGTAGGTATCTGAACTTTAGTTCGCCCATATCCAAGATAATCATCTCTTGGTCCATACCTGTCTGCCTGAACATTGGGTGCATGTATACCAACAAGTCGCCAGCATATGTTGTGTACCTTGTGAGTGACACTCCATAAGCGTTGTCGATTTGTGTTGGTTGCCATCTGTTCTTTCCAATCTCCATGAGGTTAGAAATAACCCTAGCACCACAGAATGCGACCTTCTCTGATGAACCAAACGCAAAGATTGTTTCAATCAAAAGTCTGTCGAACTCTTTTTCAGTGATGGTGTTTGCACTTGCACCGAAAGAAGCTCCGTCGGTTACGTTAGTAATCTGTGTTAACAGACCACCAGTAAACCTTGTCGGATTAGCTGTTGAGCCGTTTGCCTCGTGCCTTTTACCAAAGAACATAGCTCTTTCAATGTCACCCATGTGTAACTTGAGTGCCTTTGTAAGTTGCTCTTGCTCTTTGTCTCCAGTTCTCAAGTATGTGTTCTGGAGAGTTCCACTGACTTGCACCGCAGTTTTGAAAATCTGAGTGAAGTTAAAGTCTGTGGTTGGGTCGAAGCTGATAGCTGTTGGACTAGTGCCACCTTCCTGGTCGGCATGTCCAGCAATAATTAATACAGCGTTGTCAGCAATGGTGTGAGATGTGCCACCAATGTTTCTTTCAACTGCTATTGTATTAGCAGATAAGTTTGCATCTGCTGTTGCTCTCATTATCTCACCAGTTGTCTGGTTTTGTAAGATAGTTCCAGCTACAATAAATGCTTCGTCGTCATCATTATCCAACGTAATTGATGTTGTTGATGTTGATGCGACCGCTCCATTAACAGTAACAGTTCTGTTTGGAAGCTCGTCCCTAAAGTGATTGTACTTAGGGTCGTCTGTGCTTTCGGAGCCAGCCATTGAAAGCAATGCTTGCAAAGGTGCTGTTCCGTTAGGCTCTAAGAGAGTGAATAGCTCTCTATAGTTCGTGGGACGAAATTCTGTACCGAATTGCCCAGTCCCACGCAGTCCTGTAATCGCAGTCATATTGACCTCCTTTTGCGATAAAGTTGCGTTTTTCTAACTGGGTGCTCACAAACAAACTGCTTTCAGCATAATCATTTGATAAACCCGTTCACGATTTTTGAAGCCGTAGCGTCTCGTGTTATCTTCATTAAAGAACAACTTTTATGTTAAGTCGTCCCTATTATGCCATATTTCTTTTTTTCATAGCCTCATCTGCTACTTTGTTTATAAAATCCATGTTTGGGTCTTGGGCTTGTTGACCGCCAGCAGTCGCTGAACCTGGAGTAGCGTTAATATTTCCTGTAAATGCCACTCGTCGTTTAGCCATATCCCTTAGTCTTTCCATTTCTGGTGTGCCTTTTACAGCAACATAATCACCCATGACCTTATCTGTCAGACTAGCATCTATGAAATCTTCTTGTGTAAAACCTCTCTCGTAAGCAAAGGTAAAGAAGTCATCACTCTCCGAATCTGGCAACTGATATTTTTGTTGTGCCTGATTTAGATTGTTTGCCGCAGTCTGCCTATAAGCGTCTTGAGCTTGTGTTTCTGATTGCATTGCAGTTTTAGCCGCATCTTGATTTATCTGACCAGCAGAAGCCAAGAATTGATTTAGAGTCATTCTCATGTTCTGATTGTCTTGTTGCAATGCTTGTATTGTTTTGAAACCCTCTCTAAACATAGGTGGCAGAGACACTGCATTCTCTTCTTCCCATCTTTTGATTTGGTTTTCGAACTCACTGTCAAGATTAGCCATGTTGGTTACTGGCGTACCTTGTCTGTCAGGTGTTGGGTCTTTCTGTGCTCCCATAGTTGGGTTTTTTACAGCGGCTTGTGCCGCAGATTTTAAAAACTGTACTACGTCGTCCGCAGTTACATTCTGCCCATTTCTGCTTGCACCTTCCATAATGCTTTGAACATAATCCAGTGCTGGTTGCATTGGCTTGTTCTGCATTAGTTTATAGTTTGCGTCTTTGTATCTGTTAAAGGTTTCTTTGATTTGGTTAGAAGATAAGTCTCTAACATCTCCGTTTCCAAAATCTACCTTTATCATCGAGACACTCTCGTCCAGAGATTTGTCTGCTTCAGTTGTAGGTGAAACTGCTTCTTGAGCCTTCTCTACTTCAGTAGGGGGTGCGTCTTTTGGCTCTGGCGGTTTACCTTGAGGCGGTTGTCCTTGAGGTGGCATACCTTGAGGTGGGGGCGTTTGGGGTGCTGGAGCCGTAGCATTTGCATCTCCTAACTGTTGACTAGCCATTTGGTTAATCATCGCCTTATCTTGTTCATTTAATTGTTCTGCCATTTTTTACTCCTTTGTCAGCCGTAGCGAACGTTGCGGAAGCCGTAGCGTCCTATTGTTTTTTGTCTACCTCTGAACTTTCCATAAGTATTTCGTTGTCTAGCAACATGTCTAAGTTCTTTGGTAGCTCTACCAAACGACGAGCCGCAAACATTGCACCTCGTCTAAAATTTATCTCGTCTATCGTTAGCATTTTATTTTCTGCCATTTGATAAGCCGCAGATAAAATCTCTTCTTGCATCTTCTGTTGGATTATACCCCAACCATCAGATTTTAGTAAATCTTGTACCTTTCTTTTTTGTTCTACTTTGTTCATTTTTTCCAACTAATTCTAGCTGGTCCCTTCTTTTTTCTAGCCGCCGAGTTGCACTGAGCCTTCGTCGGTCTGCAAGCTGGGTACGGGCGTTTTGAGCCACCCTTTGCCGACTTACGACCACAGGGCTTTCCTGTCTTGCAGTCTATCCAACCTTTGCCATTGTTCCGAGAGAACCATTTGCGTAAGCCGTCACTACCGCTTTTTCTTTTTGCCGTAGCCACCTTTGCCTTCCATGATTAGCTTGCCGCCAGTTTTCTTAGCGTACATCTTTGCCGCCATTATACCAGCTTGTGTGTAAGGAAACTTCTTTTGCGTCGTGCCTGGCTTTTTCATTACCCCTGGCATTTTAGTAACTCTTCTTCTTCATGGTTTTCTTTTTCCTCATCATAGGCTTTTTCTTAGGCATTGCCTTTTTCTTCATTTTATTTTTGGCACTGCTTCTATCAGATTTCCTTTTTGGGACAATTACTATAGGCATTTACTTTCTCCTTTTTTTAGTAGTTTTCTTCTTACGAAGTTTTTTTAGGTCTGCACCAGTGATTTTATTTCGTGGTGGTGCAACTCTCGCTAATTTTTTTTGCTTTGGACTATATTTACTAAATGGCATTATTTTGGATACTTTCTTTTATGACCTGTTAATTTGTCTACACCCCTAATAACTTGATTTAAAATACTAAATCTTCCAAGTGGTGAGCCAGAAGGATTTTTCTTTGATGGTTTGAAGACTCTTGACTTATCGCTCTTATTAGTTTTTCGAGCATAGTTAGACTCTTTTTGCGAACGACTAAGTGTTGTTCTTTTACTTTTGTTTGGCATTATGCTCTACCCTTCTTTTTAGACTTGGTTCCCCAGTTTGCGGCTCCAACTTTTCGGCAAGAAACCAAAGCCCCTGAAGCATAAGCACTTGGAAAAACTCTGTAGCGAGCTTTTACTTTATGATAACAAGCGTCTTTTTTACCTTTTTTCTTTGCCGCCATAACTAATTCCTTATCTGTGTCCAAACTGCAAAAGACACAAAGCCTAAGAAAGCCACAATAACCCACTTCAGAACTGTGTTTGCCACAGTCTTCTTTAGGCTACGATAACCTTCAATAAGTAATCTTAAATCTTTGATGTCGTGTACAGCTTCGTTGTCTTGCAAGCCAATATCTGACAATGCTCTTTGTGCACCTTTGTGAGATGCCCTCTCTAACAGAGCCTCTAGTTGTTCGTCTGTTAAAGATTTTCTAGCCATTATAGAGAGTCTTCGTAAGTCTTTTGGTCAGCCGCTACTTTGTCAGCGTCAACCTTGATGCCCCAATCTTCGTTCTCTTCAGCGGTCCAAGGCTTACATTTTGGTGCAAGTTCTAACGCCATGCTCATAACCCAGTTGTTTGTTTCCTCGGTTAGTGAGTATTTCTTTTTTAAGTCAGCCTTGAATATAGCAGTGTCAACAGACCCCCAGTCATTTCCGTCCTTAGAAAACAAATGAGTGATTCCCATTTCTGACACATTTTCTGAACCCCAGGTTTTTGGCATTTTTCCTATTTTCACAAAAGTTCTTGGTGTAGGAAGGTAACTACCTTCTATAATCCCATCTTTGCCTTTTGTTCCTGAGTAACTTGGTATTTTTGACATGTTTCCTCCTTAGTGTCCAATAGATGGAACATAGTTGCTTCCACCAGTATCGTTAAAGGTCGAGCCATTAGAAGAATATCCCCAAGCCCACAAACGTCCGTCCATATCTATGCAGTATCTGGACATCTCTTGTGTGCTACTTGTGTGATAGCCAGAAGCCCAGGCAAACCTAACTCTTCCACTAGCTCTCGCATCAAGATATATCGGCTTATAAGTCGATTCGTTTGTTGCGACGTTATACCTTCCCATTGCTGGAGAAGAGTAACCAGCAGTCTTTACTGTGCCGTTAATACGCTTCATTCTGTCAGCAAAACTTGTATGACATACAGCCATATAGTTGTTGTAGTAGTATGATGTGCTGGTAGTGCTTCCTGAAGAAGTAAACTGACTGATGAATTTTAGTTCAGGAACAATCTGTGGTGTGTATACGTTAGATGTGTTTCCAACTCCTACAGAACCTCTTGCATTTTGTCCCCAACCATAAACGTCGCCGTTTTCTGTCAGAGCCATTCTTGTGGAATCTAAGTAACTTCCTCCTGGAGCAAATATGTCTACGACATACTTCCCAGTCTCTAAGCCTACAGTAGATACAAGAACTGGGCTGTTTCTTTGAGTTGTAGAGCCGTCTCCAATCGGTCCGTAGCCATTATATCCACAGGCATATAAACGACCATTAGCCATCATAAAGTAAGTGTTGCCGTAAGAGCCTCCGCCAGCACACAGAACTTTTGCTACCTTAACCCCAGCTTGTGGTGATACTTGAGTGGCTGTTGCTGTGTTGTTTGTGTTTCCATGTCCAAGCTGTCCGTATCCGTTGTAACCCCATGTGAAACAGTTACCGCTAGTGTCAAGAGCCGCCCAGTGACCATACTGCCCACCGCCTCCGCCAACTAGCGAGTCAATGTTTGATAATCCAGCATGTTTTACTGGAGTGCTTTGGTTTGTTCCAGCGGAGCTTCCACATTGCCCATGACCATTGTAGCCCCAGAGGTAAACATCTCCTGATTCTGTTAGAGCACCAAATGTTACACTTGAGTTTGGATAAGTGACTGTAGACGCTATGAGCCTTATCGGTCCAGCCGCACTTGGCATGTTTACTTTTGCAAATCCGTAGTTGTCAGCCGCCGCTCCATTTCCGATTTGACCTTCGTCTCCTCTTCCAGTAACCCACACACTTCCGTCTTCAAGCAATAGGGCTGTATTGTTGTAAGCGGAGATGATTTGTTTTGTTCCGTACTTTGAATAATCTTGACTAGGCTGTGTTGCGTCTAAGCCCATAGCTGAACCATAGTTATAAGTCAGAACAACTCCACTGTATGGCTCGTACTTGTCGTACTCCATAGTTTGTCTGCCCTCGCTGGTATGACCCCATGCGGAAGCATTAGCTTTTCCATTTGCCCAATAAAGACATGCTGAACCTCTGTAGCCTTGCTCGTTGCCATGATGACCTGAAGTATAAGTTCCCTTATTTGCGGCATGAGGATAGTCTGTAGCGTTCTCAATATGAGTTCCTAATCTGTACCTTCCTTCTGACCAAAGTCCTGTAACGTCGTTTGGAGGAGCACAAGCCCCAACATTGACACCGCCTCTTGTAAATTCGTTTTGCCACTCAGGTCTGTTTCCATCTTCAGAAACTCTCAAAACTTGTTGAGCAGAACCTATTGGTAACTTTGTCACTCCAATACTAGAAGGTATTGAAACAACTCCGTCGCCACCCATCAGGTTGTGGTTACTACAATAATAGTACAATGTAGCGGCATTTGTCCCTGTTGTTGGTATAACAAGCTGAGTGTATGCACCTGAACTTCCAGGGGTTCCGACATAGGTAATGTCGGCTGTGCCGTCACTGTTTATATCAGTTAGCTCTGCACCACTGTTGTGTGTTCCGTGCTGTGTTGTTGAAAACCTTATTGGGTGTCCAGTATTTGTGCCGTCTTCTTGGTAAAAACGATAGGTAACGCCTGGATACAAAACAAAGTTAGGTGTTCTGTTGTAGTTATAAGTACTACCCATACCTGTGTAGCCACTGTAAGGAGAAAAGTAGTATAGGTTTTGACCACCATAGTTTCTTACATAGACGTTGTAATACTCTGTAGTTCCGCTTGCTTTACCATCTCGGTAAATCATGTCTCCAGGATTCTGAGTGGGGGAGGTTAGTGCACTCGTAATACTTTCGACATCAATTACATGCTCTACAACTGTTCCGTTACAGAAGACCCAACCTTTTTTGCCAGCACCTACCGAAATGATGTTGGTGGTTTGCTCTAGTGTTTTGAATTTGACTGG